TGTTCAGATGGTACTAGAACCTTACGTCCATCCATACCCTTGAACCAACCACGTTTAGCTATGTGTGGTATAACTTTCTTCTTTAGGTTAGCAAGCCCTTGGATTGATTGCATAAAGTTCTCAACACATTGACTTGCCTCACGTTGATTGACACGTAGTATCTGAGCTATCTTAGCTGTACCTGCCCCTAGTAAAAATGCATAGATGAAAGTCTTAGCATCATCTCTTGTTATGTGTGACATACCTAATGCTTTCTTGTTCAGGTTGTGTATGTCAGTTTCGTTCTCTTTCTTACCTGACACAATAGCATCCACATATTCTTCTGACTTCATTAGATGTGCAAGTACTCGCAGCTGAATCCCTTCAGCATCCGTACCCACTAGGTAGTTACCTTTCTCGACACCCCATAAGGCACGGAACTGTCCGTCATACCTAGCCTTAACTTCCTCAACAGCTGACTTAGGTGTACCATGAAACTCAGATGGTATGTTAGCTTGGTTAGGTGCTGAGTGAGCCATACGTCCTGTCCATGCACCAAGATGGGTGAACCTGCCATGTATACGGTGGTCATCACCACAATGTCCTAGCCATTCAACCAACGATGATCTCCTACCTTCAAGTGTCAACCACTCAGCTAATCTTTTACCACCTGCAGGTGCTTCATCAGGCAGTGTCTCAAGGTTAGCCTCAGATAATGTCCAACCATAACGTGCAAACTTATCTCCACGATCTTTGTTTTTGTTCTCTATCATATTGTATGTGTCCCTTTGTTTTCTCGTATGGCTGCCAACCAGCTTCCCATAGTCTTTCTATTCTCATCTTAGGTGATGCTGGATTAAACTCTATCCAATCGTAGCACACTAAGTCGGGTGGGTTAACTGACCAATCAACTGTTGTCTTAAAGTATTTCTCTTGTGCTTTCTTTACACTTGCCATCGTAGTACCATCCTGTTTCTTTCGGTACTTAATCCTGTTCACCTCCTCTAATTGTGGTGGGAAATCACGTTGGAAACTTTCAGTTAGTTCTATCATGCGTAGCTCAACCTCATCCAAGAGGTGTTCAGCTTTATCTTTCTCGAAGTAGAACCCTGCATCTGTCATCTCTTCACATAAGATTTGTATGTCATGCTCACACTTGATGGCATCCTGTAGATCAGGGTCAAAGATACTAGACTTAAACTTATTGTATAGTCTAACTGTAACCTCAACATCCTGATGACAATAGTCAATCATCTCTTGTGTCAATACTTCGAACTGATCAAACCCAATCTTAAACTCACCTAGTCTTTGACCCCATGCCTTGAGACTGTGACCACCCTTGATGCTGTAGTCTATAAGCCTTGACATAATCAATGTGTCAATGACATCACTTGGGTTAATCAGGTTAGGTTGTAACAGTCTGTTGATTACTTTAACATCGAAGCCTATCCCATTGTGAAATATAAACTTATCTGTCTGTTGACAAAGTAGAAAGAAAGCTTCTCTTTCCTCAGGTACTGTACATACATTAAGGAATTGGTACTTCTCATTGGTGTCAACATCCTGAGCACAGATGACATGTATCTTAGTAGCATCCAATGCGTCAGTCTCAATGTCCATTGCTAATATTTTCATTCGTAATCCCTGTCTTGCCATGTAGCCCACAAGCATAGTGTTAATTCCCAAGGCCACAAGATAGCTTTAATACGCATTGCTGTGGAATCTCTTGGTGCTTCGAGTATTATGTGTATTGTATTCATAAGCACGTAGTGATTAACAACACCCAAGAAATATATACTGGCTGTTATGTATACCAAAGGATCATATTCTAATAGTTCTTGCATCAGTACTCTCCATATTTTTCTGACAGAGTAAAGCTATCTGTATTGAAAGTCAACTGACCTGCATATCCTGTCGGTCCAACTGGTCTGTTCTTTGTGACAAGAAGCTTGGTTGTATTTCTTTCATCAATATCTTCTGACATCTTATCTCGTTGTAACTCAACAACAACTGATGCTCTTTGCTCTATCATACGGCAGTACTTAACAGCACCATCATCATTGGTATGTCCGATTGTCACAATACCAACGCCTAACTCAGCAGCTAACTTAGATAACCTTACAGATAGATCAGCTAGGAATTGTTCTTTGCTTTCATCACCACCCATGTTAGCTGCAATATCTTGAATAGGTTCAAAGAATATATATTGAACACCACATGCTTGTGACAAATACCTGATGTGTCCTAGTATATCTATAGGATCATCCTCATCATTCAAGAAAAACTGATATAGTCTCTCATCTTTAGTTAGCTTAACGATAGCATCATGTACTTTCTGTTCAGCACTTGCTTGTGCTATCAAATCTTTGCGTGTCAGGTTATCCTTTAGTTCATATGACACCAACCCAAGTAATGATCTAAGTTTTGTCTCTTCCATATGCCAAGCTGCAATGCTTATCTCAGGGTGCTTGGTAAGTATGTGGTACTCTAAGTATCTCATGAACTCAGTCTTACCTATGCCTGTCTGTGCCTTGAACAAGGTGAAGTGACCCTGCATCAGACCCATACATAAGTCATCGAACTCTTGTACCCCTGTCTCAACATATACATGGCTCTCACTATTGTTGTACATCTTAAGGAACTGATCTGATGTATTGATTATGTTCTCAGGTGTATACTTCTTAGCATTGAACCATGCATTATAAAATTCATTACGAGCACCTGCCTCTAGGAACTCATTAGCATCTTTGTATTTGTCATGTTGTACCCTGTATACTTTGTTAGGATATAGGTTAGCTATCCTTTGTGCTACAGCATTCCCTTGATCATCATGTTCAATGGATAGTATGATCTTCTCGAATGATCCTAACCAATCTGCAGCTTTAGTCCAAAGTTTATTTGATGGTGTAGCTGATGGTAGTGAAACAAAGGCTGATGAATACTTAGCTGAGTTACACATTTGGTATGCTGACATAGCATCTAGTTCACCCTCAGTTATGGTGACAATCTTACCTGACCCTGCGTTCCAATGGTTCATACCGAATAGTTCATCTGACTTAAGGTTGGTAGCTCTAAATTCTTTTGGAAAAAATCTAGTCTTTATGCCACCTGATGGGTATGGGTACTCTTGCTTAACCTCTTTACCATTGCTGTCAACGTATGTCTTGACACCATAGAACTGCATTGTCTCTCTGCTTATTGATCTTACTGACCTGTACACTGATGTTAGTACCTCGGTAGGTACAGGTTTAATCTGCGTTTGTTGTGGGTTCATATCCCATCCATCCTTTTGTTCTTGCCCCATTACAGGGTATGTTTCTTCTGCCCACTCGAACTTGCTGTCTTTAGTCCTAGGGTAAACTCTTTCGCAGCTATGACACCTGCCTGAGCAGCTCTCAGTATTGTAGCTGAAGGCATCTGTGCTGCCACAGTCCTCATATGGACATTCCTTATGGCTTAACCAGTTACTCATAATATTTGATCCCAATAATCTTGTGTAAACATATCTAAAATGACCTGTATTTCTTCAGGTGTCAAGGTGGTAAGCTTAACGATCTCTCTATCTTCGTTATCATATAGTTCTGTGATAGCAAACTCTGGCTCTTGATCTACAATGAACTGGTGTTCATCCCAGTAGCCAGAACCGTCATCCCAAACCTGTCCAAAGACTTCGAGTTCTTGCTTGCCTCTTCTTATGTATGCTCTGTAATCCATTTAATTTATTTTCCCTCTTGACAGATTAAATAATGTTGATACCCTAGGGCTTGTCCCTGACAAGGGTTCTATAGGTTAATTACGGTATGCCTTACCACCATTAGTTAAAGATATAAGATACTCTTTATTCTCTTGCTTCTCGTGGTCAGATATTTCTTTATCCAACCACTCAGCATCGTCTATCTCTTTGATTAATTCATTGTGGTATCTATGTAATGGTTTAGATTTAGTCGTCATCATCATCACCTTCTATATCACAAAAGTATACAGCAAAGTTACCATCACCTAAATCTTCTATAGCTTCAAAGGATGCATCACCATTATAAATCCAATCATAAAATTCTTGCTTATCCATTTTCTCTATCCTCTTCCCAACTCTTAATATGTTTAATACCCTTCACCTTATCTAGTGACGAACTCACATAAGCTTCTAACGTAGACCTGTTGTAGCTGCAATAGGTTTGTATTAGCTTACCATCTTTGTCATATGTCCTAACTCTATACATTTAGTAGCTCCCTTTCATCTGTATATAAATCCATATAGTCTAGTCGTTTACTGTCAACATCACCATAATCAATCATGTACTCATACACTTTGCCATCGTCTAGCTCTATGTATAACGTACCCCATTTGTCATAGACGTGCCTTATGTCTTCGCCTGTCTTACCTTCTGGCAATTCTATCTCAGCATATGCCGCAACTGTATAGCACCCTTCTAAACTTATCTTATTACTCATCTTGTATTCCTTTCTTTTACCCAAAGTCTTTTGAGTTTGTTTTGTTTACCACCCTTAGCACCTGTAACCTGTCTATTCTTTTGTTGTGTCCACTGGTCACCCTCTTTATAATTACGCATGTTAAAGACTTGACGCATCCTTTTATTCTCTTCTTTGCATACCGTTTCATGGGCAAGTCTTAATCTATCTTGAACATCCATTTATTTATTTTCCTTTTTCTAAGATGTTTTGTACATCATAAGTTAAATTATCAATTAAGTCATATACGTCTTGTGGTGAGTGATATTCAAACGGTTGCCAATGATGGTCTTCTATCAATGTCATCTGGTCTTCTTCATCATATGTAAAGAAGTCATCTGGTAAGTGTTCTGATAGGAAATGACCTGAAAGTCTAATGAATAGTCTCTCATATTCCCCTTCTTTTATTTTTTTAGTCATCTATTTATTTTCCTTTTCCAATTGTATTTCCACAGTATTAACTCTATATCCACACGTCAAACATTTTTTACGGCGTTTAGTTGACGGGTAGCCAAGTTTAAAATATTCCCTTGTATCAATTATTTTTAGCTTAAGCCTATAGCCTTTACTCAGGCACTCAGGACAACAGCTTAAAGATTTATTCATCTTCCTGTATCCTATCTCTTAATTCATTTGACAAAGTTTTGCATAGCTCTGCAATTCTATAGAGTTCTTTCTCAATGTCAGCTTGCGTTTCAAAATTACATGAAACAATTTCTAAACATGATATTTCTATATCTGTTAAATTTATTATTATATCTTTATCAATCATTTTATTTTATCCCTTTTAGTATAAATTCTATTACAGGTATTGTCCAACCATTACCAATCATTTTGTATCTCTGTGAATTACTAACACCACTGGTATAATTTTTAGGTATACCCTGCAGCATTTCACATTCATTAGGTGTTAGCTTGTCTTGTTTGTTCTCAGATTTTAATGGTACATTGTGACCACCTGTTCCCATGTTAGCAGTCAAACAAGGTGACACCCCTGATTTATTCTTTCTATAATAAGTCCTACGCCATTGATAAAAGTCACCTTTCCAATCAGGTCTATCAGGTAATTCACCTAATGGAATATTAGTCCAGTAATATCTTTTTCTATTCTGTTGTACAAACCTATCAGAATTTATCATGATAGGTTGCACCCCTAGTTGTTCAGATATTATATCTAAACTTTCTTTATTCATGTTGACGTTTTCCAATAAGAAATACTTAGGTTTTAATTTTTTTAGTAGCCTAACATATTCAAAGAATAACTTTGACCTTGGATCATCAAAGTTTAATTCTTTACCACCATTAGCACGACTAAAACCTTGGCATGGACTACCACCTATCAATAAATCTATGTGTGACAAATTTGCTGCACAAACTTTTGTGACATCTCCGACATCAATTGTATCAGGAAAGTTTTTATCCCTTACCTTGATTGCATACTTATCTATTTCACTAGCATAATATTTATTTGGTTTAATACCAATATTATTTAAGGCGATTTGCCCACAAGATAGACCATCAAATAAACTTAATATATTCATTTTATTTAATCCCTTTTGTTGTTACGAATTCTAATAATTCTTTAAAACTATTCGTTTCAAAATACATTGTGTGGTCATCATCTTCACAATTATAACTACTAGCTGTCTGTACTGTAAACCTTGGCAACAAACCACTATCAGAACCAATAATATTTTTAGTGTTCAATTCACGTTCTTTTTTATCGTGACTATCAATCCAAATATGCCACTCGTTAAATTGGTAACTAGGTAATTCATCATGATGAAAGCTTGTACATTCCCAATTGTTAGGAATGTCTAGATCAGTTGTGTATGTATTCCAATTCATTTTATTTCTCTTTCTGTTTTAAGTTTAGTATTATCTAGTGCCACTCGTTAGTGAATGACACCAATAATATTAAATACAATTAAATAATTCCTCACTTGCGTTGTCAATGTCCATTTCATCCCTGTAGTATGAGGCTGTGAAGCTATCACCCCACCAATGGCCTTCAACTGTTTGTTTGTGGGTATCAATCCATATATTAGGACCACCAAAAGCTACTAACAATCTAGAACCTAAGTATTCATTAGAACTATTAACAATGTAGTTTGTGTCCATTGCATCCTTAATGTAATCCCAACCACTCATTGTTTTGTTTACATCAGTACCACATTCACATTCTTTGTAGTATTCATCTTCCGACCAGATCGTGTGAGTTCCACACTCAGGGCAGCAATCAGTTTCATACCCATTCTCAATATCTTTTACGATTGA